ACGGTGAATTAAAAGTTAGCACACAAGAAATTGGCGATAAAGTTTTTGTGCAAGTGTCGAATGTCGGTTGCCAATGGTACGAAAAATTCGTGATTGTTCAAATGCTAATTGGAACTCGTGGCGGTGTAAGCAAGTTAAAACTGATTAACTAAACAACCAGCCGGGGGAAACCCCGGCGTTATAGGGGAACAACATGGGAATCGTAAAAGCTAGCATTTTTCAAGAGACTAACGGCTACGGCAAAACTTTCTTTATCGGTGAGTGCGAGGCATTGCCAATTCGCACCAACATTGCCGAGCTACAGGGCGAGTTAGTTGAGTTTCTTGGCGATACGCGACAGGAAGTTATTGAGCAAATCATCTCAGCCTTAAAGTCTCGCGGTATGTCTGGCAAGTTGCGTATTATTTAATCAACCATCCGGGGGGAAACCCCGGTTTTTAGGGGGCATTATGAAAGTTGAAGGAATAACCCAACACACGGCAATTTTCGTCGATACGGTTGGCAAGAACGTCTGGATTAACGTTATGTTGTCCAACGGTAGCGCAAACCTGTCTATCTCGCCTGAGAACGCTGAGAAGCTGATTGAGGCAATCCGAGTTTCCATTACTGAGGCTCAGTATGCAGGTTAACCCACACGATGCCATCGATTTTATTTATCAAAATTCTATGGCTTACGCCAAGGCTAAAGCTGAGGTTACTTACCTAGAGGAGTTTCGGAAAAGCAAGAAGGCGATCTTATTTTCACAGGCTATCGGAAATACGGTCGCAGACAGGGAGAATCAGGCTTATGCTCACCCAGAGTATCAAGCCTTATTAAAAGGGCTTCAGGCGGCTGTAGAGGCTGCTGAGGAGCTTAGGTGGAAGTTGATAGCGGCACAGGCTCGGATCGACGTATGGCGGTCTCAGGAGGCTTCTAATCGAACAATGGATAGGGTGACACAATGACCAGAGATGACATTATCCGCATGGCTGAGGAATCGACGCCAGATCATATGATAGGCGGCTGTGAATTTGATTACGCGCAACTAGAACACTTCGCCAACCTAGTCGCAGCAGCAGAGCGTGAGGCGTGTGCGAAGGTGTGCGATGTGTTAGCGGATAAACACACATTTGAAGGCGGCTACGCAAACGAGTGCGCTATTGCTATCCGCGAAAGGGGTGCGCCATGACTGACATACAAGATAACGTACCAGACGATAGTAATTTGGCACAATGTGAGTATTGCGGTTGGGTAGTAGATTGGGATGAGGTTCCGAGGGCTAGGGATTTATCTGGCGAGATCGTTACCTGCTGCGAGGAGTGCAACGAGGGCGAGTCTTTCGTAAATTATCCGGCTAAGAACTTTAATGTACAGAAACAAGAAGCTACTTGAAAAGGCTAGAGACCTACCCTGCCAGCATTGCGGCAAGGAGGACGGAACGGTAGTCGCAGCCCACTCGAATCAGTTGCGAGATGGGAAAGGAAAGGGTATAAAGGCTAGTGATTTTAGGATTGCTAGCCTTTGTTTTTTATGCCATTTTGAGCTTGACCAAGGTAAAAATCTTTCTAAGCAGCAGCGGTTAGAAATGTGGGAAGAAGCTCATAGAAAGACCATCGGCTTGTTCTTTGAACGTGGCTACTTGGAGGTCGTATGAAGAAGATGTCGAAGATGGACAAGAAAATTAAGTCTGTTATGGGTGAGTTCAAGGAAGGCACTCTCCATAGCGGAAAAGGTGGCAAGGTTGTTAAGTCTAGGCAACAAGCCGTTGCAATTGCTATGAGCGAAGGGCGTAAAGCCTCAAAAGGCAAGAAATGAAACCCGGGCTATACAGTAACATTGCTGCTAAACGGAAACGTATCGCTGAGGGTTCTGGCGAGAAAATGCGTAAACCGGGTTCTAAAGGTGCGCCAACTGCTGCGGCGTTTAAAGAGGCAGCTAAGACAGCCAAGCCGAGGAAAAAATGAAGAACGGAAAGAAGAAATCTGACAAAGAGTTGCTAAAAGAGTATCTCGACGAAGAAAAAGAAAAAAAGAAAAATGGTGTTAATGAAATAGAAATCGAGATCAAGATTCCTATGGGCAAGCAAAAACGGGGTAAAAATGGGCGCAGCATGGACTAAGAAGGCTGGTAAAAATGCCAAGGGCGGTCTTAACGAAAAGGGTCGCAAGTCCTACGAGGCTGAGAATCCCGGCTCTGATCTTAAGCCTCCTATTAAATCTGGCGATAATCCTCGTCGTGCTTCATTTTTAGCCCGGATGGGTAATATGCCCGGAGCAGAACGTAAGCCTAACGGTGAGCCTACTAGGTTGCTCCTGAGTCTAAAGGCATGGGGAGCTAGTTCAAAGGCTGATGCCAAGGCTAAAGCAGCCGCTATATCCGCAAGAAACAAGAAAAAATGAGCCACCAGAGCCAGCTAGACTTTGTTGCTAGCGTCAAAAAGCAATTCCCACAGTATTTTTTCGAGGCTAAGGTCTTAGAGATCGGCAGTCTGGACATTAACGGTTCTATCCGGCAATTCTTTGTTGGCTGCGACTATACCGGGGTTGATCTGGGCGAAGGACGAGGGGTTGATGTGGTGGCTAAAGGTGAGGAGCTTACCTACCCAGACAGCAGTTTCGACGTGGTGGCTAGCTGCGAGTGCTTTGAACATAACCCGGAATGGGTAAAGACCTTCAATAACATGGCTAGGATGGCTTCAGGGCTGGTCTTCTTTACCTGTGCTACGACGGGCAGACCTGAGCATGGAACGAGGCGTACAAGCCCGGATGATGCTCCATTTTGCGGTGATTACTACCGGAACCTAACGGAGCAGGACTTTAGGGAAAACTGCGATTTGGATAAGTTTACAGTCTATGAGTTTTTAGTTAACAGTAGTCCAGCAGATTTGTATTTCTGGGGCGTATGCAAGCAATCGTAATCTGTACGGTAAACAACCCCGGCATAACGGTGCTGTTGGAGTCTATTCGCGTTTATGGTGACAAGCTGCCCGTTTACTTATGTAGTAATAATCTGGGATTATGGGCTAGAGCAAGAGAAATCACAGACAATCTCATCTACCGACCCAATCCTGCTACCAATTTCGGAGATGCTTATAACGCAGCCATCGACTATGCCTTCGAGCATGGAAAGTTTGACTCATTGATTTTAGCTAATGATGATGTGGTTCTTAATCCAAATACGCTATCGTTAATGAGAGAAGACACTGAGGTTTTGAGAGAAAGAGGCTTCAAAGTCGGGTTTCTGGGGGCTAGGAGCGACTATGTATTGCCGGATCAGAACATTAGGTTCCCGGTCGATGGGGATAGACGCAGTGCGCTAGGGTGGGAAAGTGAGCAGCAGATTAAGGTTGCTCCGGTGATTGCGCCTATCTGGGCAAGCATCAGCCGGGAAGCATGGAATGTAGCCAAGTTCCCGTCAACTAATTGGTATTCAGATAATATAATATGTCATGACTTGAACGTGGCGGGTTATCAGCATTTCGTCAGTAGGGCTTATGTGCATCACGCAGGGAGCCAGACGATAGGCGTTGATTTCAAAAAGAGCCATGAGGAACCGAGGGCGTGGATAATGGAAAACCGCCCGGATATGTACGAACTTATTTACGCATGACACCCGAAAGGTAATGCAAAAATGGAAACAGAAATCACTAAAGATGAAGAAAATAAATATCCCGGCTTAACTAACGCAGGGAAGGGCAGACCAGCAGGAAGCCTTAATAAGTCCACTACAGTAGTGCGTAATGCTATAGCTACTCTGTTAGAGAAGAACGTGCCTTACATGGACAGATGGCTACAGAGGGTAGCTGAAGGCGATGAGGTGCTAGGGTTGAAGCCTGATCCGGCTAAGGCGCTAGACCTAATGCAGAAGCTCTCTGAGTACCACATACCTAAGCTGGCAAGGACTGAGGTGACAGGTAAGGACGGGGAAGCTCAGGAGATGGTTATCAGATGGGGAGGGAAGAAATGAGCTACAAGCCAGTGAATTGCCCAAGTTGCAGCGCGTTCCTAGTGAACAACAAATGCCTGAACTGCGGATACGTTAAGTGACAGAGATTGTCATTCCTTACGATCCCAGAGATCAGCAGCTAGAGATACATAATGCGATTGAGCAGCATCGTTTTACTGTGGTGGTTGCCCATCGTCGCATGGGAAAGACTGTTTCGGCTATCAACCATCTCATCAAGTCCGCTATCGAGTGCGACAAGCCAGACCCACGATTTGCCTACATTGCGCCTACCTACGGACAAGCCAAGCGAGTAGCGTGGGATTACCTTCAGAAGTACACCAGATC